CTTAATTTGCAAGAGTTAATGGGTGACGGTCTTGCTCAACCTTTTGCAGAACAAGCGACGAGTAATATTATGACTACTACATCTTACAAAACACCTGCCGGAATGGCTCGGGCATTGGCCGAAGAATACAGAATAGGCGATGCGTTTTCAGATGCCGAGGGTTCTGGCCCCAGTATTTATTACCCTGTTCTTAATGCAGCAGGTACAGAAGAATTTGCAGTTATAGGCTGGATGAATAGAACGTTTAAATCTGGGCGTCGAGCTGAAATATTATTCAACGGAACCGTTAGTGCTTGGCCTTCATACCTAACTTTAGAGCTAGTGACAGCCCGAGGTACTCACACTATAGATACAGCAGCAATCACTACTCTTAGTGGAGTTTGGAGCACTTATACATTAGGTAATGGCAAAACGGTTAGCTCAGTTACACTTAATGATACCAGTAATGTTTTTCCTAGTTTGGTAGATGTTTTAGATACCAGCCTTTCTGGTGTGGATGGATATACTTTAAGTGCTGCGTTTACTGGAAATGCCGCTCCTAATACTGGACAGTCTTTTCCTCTTAATCAAACTATCGCTGGTGATTTATATGAGGATGGGGTTGATAGATACATTTACGCATTTGATGTTAGCGGTGGGAGCAGAAATCAGGCCACTGCTCTAGGGCCTCTTAAATTGGTATCGAACGCCACTGATAACCTTTTCTTTACAAATGACAATACACCGCTTTTCTCTGGAGGTGCGGGCACTGTATCTCTACCGATAAATTCTGAAGTTGTGGTGTCTGAGCCTGTTACGTTTAATATTATTACTAACCATCCGGCCAGTGGCGGTGGTAGTGGTGGCGCCACGGTTGATGAACCTGCAACGCTTGGCGCAAACGGTTGGGAAACATCACAAACCCCGGACAATTCAAACAGCCGTGCAACACTAGGCGCCAACGGATGGGAAGTCTAACGTGATTAAACAGGTTCACCCGGTAGACTATTGGGCGGTTTTCAGCACCAAGCAAGGCCAGCTGGTCCTTGAAGACCTTCAACAAAAGTTTTTGTTAACACAAAAAAGAAGTGGCATTGATCGAATGCTTGATGCAGTCGAAACACAAAAAGCCATGGAAATAATGAATTATATTCTATCCAACATCGACGCCTATGAGGCGGGAGAGCAAACCCATGAAAATGAGTATCTTGAAATATCCCCTGATGAATGAAGCCGGTGATGACGGTGGTGATGGTGGCGGCGGTGGCGGTGAACCATCATCATTGAACAGCGGTGAACAATACGCCGAACTCATGAGCGCTGTGCCTGAAAAGTTTCACGCCTTTGCTGGTGAAGGTGATGATAAAACCTTTGACGTATCATCAACGCTGAATAAGGTGAATGAAGGCTACACCGAACTTGAAAAACAGTTTCGATCAGGCAACCGGGGTGAAGAAGATTTACCTGAATCACCTGATGGTTACAAAGTGGAAGCCGAAGCATTTGGTGAAGGGTTTGACACTGAAGCCTTCATGAAACGAGACATGGTTCAGGGTTTCTTGAAAGGCGCACACGCCAAAGGTATTGGCAACAAAAGCATTCAATTTGTGCTTGAGAATATCGCTACCAAGTTGATGCCAGCCATGAGCGCTGAACGCTTCAACAAAGATGCAGCGGCCAGTGACCAACAATTGGCTGAAGTCTTCAAAGGTGAACAAGGTGCCGACATGGCCAAGGGTTTTGCCCGTAAAGCCTTGAGTAACTTGACCGGATCTAATGAGCGCTTGAACAAAGCCTTGGTTGATAAGTTCCAGAATGATCCTGATTTCATCGAGTTTGCCAGCCTGATTGGCCGGGAAATGAAAGAAGATTCACCCGCTAACATCGACAAGATCACGGGCGGTGTGTCGATTGATTCACTGATGGCTTCAGAAGCCTACCTGCAGAATGATCACCCCGGTCACAAAGCAGCGGTTGAGCAAGTGGCCAAGTATTTTGAGGCCAAGCACGGCAACGCCCCGGCGCTGTAGCCAACCAAGCATGATGAAAAAGCCGCCGATGTGCGGCTTTTTTGTGCCCCCATATTGACAAGCCATTGTTCTTAGGTATATAAAGCGACTCATACGGCCCAAGCTGGTCACTGGACAACCGATCATTGACCCGCACAGCTAATTCTTTAAAGCCGATTAGCTGTCGTATTCAGGCCCAGATTGTTGGATAACCTGTCAGGCTCAAATTTTTCATTTAATTTGATAACTGAGAGGTGACATCCATGGATGTTTCTGTAGCGCATATCAAGCATTTTGATGCCGATATTCGATTAAAAGCCCAACAAATGAAACCACGCCTTGCGCACACTGCGCTGGACCGTGGCAACATCGTTGGCGAATCTTTCACCATTTCCCAAGTTGAGAAAAGCCCCGGTGAAATGACTGAAGTGACCACCCGCTTCGGTGATACTCAATTCAATAGCCCTGATCATGAAGTACGCAATGTTGTGATGCGTGACTTCTTTGAAGCTGAACCCGTTGATCGAACTGATCTACCTAAGCTTTTGAAAGATCCCGGTGCTGGTACTTACCAAGCCACCTTGTTGGCTAAGCTTTCCCGAACTCAAGACAAGCATTTTTATGATGCAGCTCGCGGCAACGCGATCTTGAAAGACGGTTCAAGCGTAGCACTGCCGACTTCACAGAAAATCGCGCACGGATCCACTGGATTCACGAAAGCGAAGATTGTGCAGGCGCGCAAACTGTTCAGACAAAACGAACAGGATCAGCACGAAGGCAAACAATTGTACATGGCGTACACAGCCGACATGCTTGAAGATATTCTGGCTAATGACACTGAGCTTATTGATCAAGACATCATCAAGCTGCAATTGCTGCAAGCTGGTGATTTGAAAGGTGAATGGGCTGGATTTATCTGGATTCCGTTTGAAAATGTCGATGTTGATCCGCTGGATGCAAATTCACGGCTTTCTATCGCATGGTGTACCGGCGCGATACACAAAGGCACCGGCTATCAGGAAGGCCGCATTGATAACCGTCCTGATAAGCGCAACTTGAAGCAGGTTTCACTGGCCTCAAGCCACGGTCTTGGCCGCGCTGAAGAAACAGGTGTTGTTGAGTTTTCATTCAAAGTCGCTTAATTCTGATTGAATTGCGTTTGAACTAAACAGACAATCGAACACTGAAACAAATTGAAAGGTGAAAAATCATGGCTGAAATAGCATCCAGACAGAAAGCCAAACTTGATGCGGGTGGTCTTGTGACCGGCGCTGAAGGCTTGGGAAAAGTACGGGCGTTGACTATCACAACCCCGGCAACACATGACCTTGAAAATGGTGACACCATGGCTTCAGGTGTTTTGATTCCTAAAGATGCCCGGATTCTGGGCATCTTTGAGGTATCAAGCGGCGCTGTCACTGGCGTTAACATCGATCTAGGTCTTCGCAACTTCGACACAAAAGAGGTCATTGATCTTGATGGCTTGTTTGATGGGTACCCCATTGGCACAGCTGGCACAAACATTGTGCCCACTGCGAACATTGGCGCGCTGATCGATGATGGTGCTGAATACCTAGTTCCTGAACGGGCTGAAGCATACGTTACGGTCACTACTGGCGACCCTGATGCAAATGATCAATTTCGAGTAACATTGTTTATAGTCACTAACGACTAAAAGCAAAACCGATGGTGTTGGTGGCTCGGTCAGCTTTGCGCTGCCGGGCCATTTTTTTAGGTGGTGAATAATGGCTTCTACTGACATAGAAATTTGTAGTAATGCGCTGATCCAATTGGGTGATGATCCAATCAATTCATTCAATGATGGTTCGGGCACGCAAGGTAACAACCGGGGCCGCGCATGTGCGAATTTATACCCCACTGTTCGTGACAAGCTGTTACGTTCTTTCCCATGGAATTGCGCCAAAAAGCAAAGCGCGCCAAGCAAAGATTCAACCGCCCCGCAATTTGATTTCACCAACCAGTTTTTGCTTCCCGCTGATTGGTTGCGCTGCATTGCGATCAATGACCGTAAGGCATGGAGCCCGGCGCCGTTCTTTAAGATACAAGGCCGCAAGATTCTGACTGATGAAGCCACGGTTAAGTTGACTTATATTTATAAAAACACCGATGTCAGTAGCTATGACGCTGAATTGATAAACTGCTTAGAGCTGGCCATGTGCGCGCGCCTTGCCATGGCGGTCACTGGAAAAATAGGGGTTCGCCAAGAGTATGAAAACCTATTCAGAGAAGCGGTGATTCAGGCCCAAAACACTGACAGCATGGAAGAAAGCGCTGATTACTTTGAAGACAACTTGGTGCTTGAGGCAAGAGAATCCACGCTCTTCAATTCACAATGGCCGGGGTTTAGTCAGTAATGGGCACAAAGCTACTGCAAACCAACTTCACCGGGGGCGAACAAACGCCCCGTTTGTCGTATAGGGTTGACGTTGATAAGCGCGCCAACAATGGCGTGAAAGAGGCCATCAATACGGTGATCTATATCCACGGCGGCGCCCGGTCCACTTATGGCCGTGAGTGGGTGAATAACGCCATGGTCAATTCAGGCAACCAAGAGCTTTTCGAGTTTCGATACAGCGAGACAGAAGCGCTGATGATCGAGATTGCCGCCACCAAGTTCAGGTTTTATGATCAGGACAAGGCCCAGATTCAAGACGGTGGCAGTGCTTATGAAGTGACCCATGTTTACACTTCAGCACAGATCCCCAACCTGAACATTATTTCAAGAAAGAACACCATCTTGTTTTTTCACCCTGATGTGCCAGTTAAACGATTACGGCGGTTTTCAAATACTAATTGGGTGTTCGATGATTTCCCGTTTGAACAGCCACCCGTGAGTGAAACCGGGTTCAGCCCCGGCTTCAATGTCACCTTGAGCGCTTTGACCGGATCAGGTATCACCGTGACATGCGGCCAAGCAATCTTTCGTGAATCCGATGTAGGCCGAACACTGACATCAGATGCCGGTGAGTTGATCTTCACAGCCCATACCAATGACAACACCATGACCGCTGATGTGGTCAGTGACTTTGCATCCAGCCCCTTAGCCGCTGCCAGCGTGGTGTTCGATGGATCCCCGCAAACAACTATCACCCCGACTTCAAACCCTGATGTGGGTTCAGAGGTGACGATTAACACCACCTTGGATTGCTTTCGTGAGGTCACATCCACCTATACGGACATTGGCGCGATCATTTCCATCAACGGTGGTTTCATCAAGATCACTGAGATTGTCACGGCCAATCAGATTAAGGGTATCGTGACGCAGAAGATGACCGCCGCTGTGGCTTCCCCGGCAAATGCGTGGTCGATTCTTTATCCCATTTACAGTGAAGTGCTAGGCTATCCGCGCGCTGGTATCTTCTTTCGTCAACGGTTGATTCTTTGTGGGTCTAATGGCTTCCCCAATTCCTTTGCGGCTTCACGCATTGGCATCACCAATGATTTCACGTTGGGTGATTTGGATGACGATGGGTTTTTATATGAAACCGATCTGGACCAGAACAACCCGATTATCAACGTGGGCCGACGAAAGAAAGGCTTTTTGATGTTCACAAGCGGTGAAGAAGTCTTTCTTGGTCCTGATGAAAACGGCTTATTCACACCCACCGCGCTAGAAATTGATAATGTCAGTGAATACGGCTCAGCACGGGTGCCACCTATCCGGGCGGCCAGTGATTTGATTTATTTACAGAGTGGATCCCGAAAGCTACGCGCCGCCCGGTATTCACTGGTTGACGATGAATTTGATTCTGATGACATCACCAAGCTATGTGAACACATCACTGAATCTGGCGTGGTTTCCATGGCTTACCAGAGAGAGCCCGATTCAATTTTGTGGCTGGTCTTGGCCAATGGTGATGCGGTCACTGTAACGCTCGATCGAAGGGAAGGAATTATTGCCGCCACTAAGATCAAAAGCAATGGTGACTTCAAAGCCGTGGCCACGATGGACGATACGAACGGACAAAGCCAAGTGTGGTTCTTGGTCGATCAAACGATTGATGGCGCTGTTGTTCGCCACATCGAATCAGAAGATCCTGAATTACCTGATGTTGAAGCCGGGATCACTATCACCGCTGGATCAGCGCAAACCAGCTGGACCGGGCTGGATCATTTGGCGGGTGAAACGGTGGCCATGACACTGGATGGCATCATTTTGAAAGATGCGGCGGTTGATGCTTCAGGCAATCTGACCACCACCAAATCAGGCACGGTTTTGAAAGCTGGCCTTGAATATACGGATAAGCCGCAAGTCTCACTGTGGCCAGCGCATTTTTCCAACGATGCCGGCACGATCATGGGTGACAAATCGCGTCTGATTAATGGCACCGTTGGCTTACTCGATTCCGGTCCTGTTTATCTGAATAATGAACTGCAGAAATCAGAGCAATACGATACCCAGATTTTAGATACCGCCCCGCCTAAACTCACGGGTGATTTCAAGATCCCGCAAAGCGGTTACAATATCAATAACCCATTTCTCATAATCGCCGCCACGATAGAGCCCATCCATGTATTAGGCGCTGTCAGAAACATTGACTTGAACAATAGAGACAGATGATTGAAGTTGCCACAAAAGAAGACTTGCCTGAAATGATGGAACTGATGAAACAGTTTCACAAAGAATCTGCTTTTGCCCGGTATGCGCCCAACATCCAAAAAACACATGCTTGGCTTGAAAACCAAATGGATCACGGGGTTATCTTTTGCAGCCGTAAAGCTGGCAAGATCGATGGCTTCATTGGTGTCACTATGCGATCACATCACATGGTTGATGTCACCTACGGTTCAGAAGGTCCGTTTTATGTGGACACATCACAGCGCCAAGGTTTCAAAGCGGTTCGATTAATCAAGGCAGCACAAGCATGGACCCGTGAAATGGGCGGTGAATACTTCCAGATCAATGCCACCGCTGGCATACAGCTGGATAACATTGGTAAACTTTGCGCCGCCCTTGGTGGTGTTCAAATCGGTGCAATTTGGAGCTTTGACAATGTGTGAACCTGATAACGGCAACGTGAATCAAGATCAGCCGAACTCAGATGCCAGCCTCACTAGAACGGCACAAGCGGTGAATGCGGGTTCTGGTTTTGTTGGTGCGGTAGGTATTGAGCAGCAATATGAAAATGCCAAGTTAGTCACCGCCGACTTAAACCGCCAAGCCTTTGAAGCTGAATCAGCGGCGCGGGTTGAGGCTGAAGACATTCGTGAATTGGTCACCCGTAAGACCGCCACGGCCAGAGCTGCTTTAGCTGCAGCGGGTGTGAATGTTGAATTTGGTTCGTCTGATGTCATCATCAAAGAGATAAACAAAGATGGCGAACAAGATGCGTTGATCACTATTAAAAACGGCCAAGCCAGAGCTGAACAATTGCGCTATGCGGCCAAGGTGAACAAGATCAACGCGCGATTAAATAGGCTTACTGGCCACTTCAGCAACATCATGGAAACAGGCGCAAAGGCCGCTAAACTATCCGGGGGCGGCTAATATGTCGATCATTCCATCTTCAACCGGGTTGGGTTTGGTTGCACCTGAACCTGTTAACACACCCACACCGCAACTGGATGTCACCCCGCTTCAGCAATTAAAACGTGTTGGTGATGCCACCACGGATCTAATTCGTGATGTCCGTGATAACCGTGCAGAGCTGGAAGGGACGCGCGCTATTAGCGCCGCCACCAATGAATTGAATATCTTTTTGGGTGAACTCGAAAACGACAAAGATTATGGCACCCAAGTTGAGCGCTACCAAGAGCGGGTTCAATCCGTGGTTGAAAGCTACAGCGGTCAGATCCAGAGTGATACCGCGCGCCAACGCTTTGAAACTGAGTTTGGCCAAGTGGCACTTGATCAAGGGATCAAATTGCAAAGTAGCAGTTTGACCAAAGACCTTGAAGAACAAGCTGGCATGGTCCGGCTTAACCTTGAACAGATTTCATCACAGTCAGGCAACACCGTTGACCCAGAAGCACGGGATAAAATACGGCGCACCGGCTATTCAGAAATCAAACGAGCGCATGAGCGTGGCATTCTCGATGATCTTGAAGCCGCTGAAGCCATTGCTGATTTCATGGAAGACAATGCAAAAGCTGATGTTCGCCGTGATATTCGCATGAACCCGGCCAACGCTTTGAAAAATCTGCTTGATGGCAAGTATCAAGGGCTATCCGCTGAAGATGGCCAGCTTTGGCAAGAGCGCGCCGTGCGAGCCCAAGAAGCTGAAGACCGTGCGGCATTGGCTAAACAGGCCCGGCTAGAAAAAACCGTTGAAGATGCCACGAAGAAACACGCTGATGCACTGTCCCGTGAAGGTGATCTTTTGTTGCGTGAAGGCAATCTGACTGAAGATTGGATTGAACAGAATATTGAAATCCTGTCTGAAGAAGACCGCCGCTATTTTTACCGTTCACTTGATGCCGGGGCAAACAGTGGTAAAGGCGATCCAGAAATTTACAGTGATCTTCGTTTGCGCGCTGTCACTGAAGATGTCAGCCAAGAAGCCCGGTTGCAACTGCAAAATGGTCTAATCACAGAAAGCCAGTTTGATAAATTGGTTTCAAAATCAGAAGCCAATAGCATTGCGGGTTCTATTCCCAATTCTGTGGTGCGTGGTGAACGGCTTATTAAAAACGCTTTGGAGCCACCCGCCAACTTCACTGACCCCTTAAAACGGATTCGACAAGCTGAAGCGGTTGATACGTTTTATGAGTGGGTGCAAAACAACCCGGACGCCCCAGAAGACCAGATTGAAGCGCGCGCTGACAAGATAATCACTGAGTTTTCAGCAGCCCAAACCCGCAACATCTTGCGCGAAATGCGTAGAAAAACGAACATGCCAGCACCCGCTGACAAACCCGAATTGCAGGAACAGCAAATTGAGATTGCCCGACAACTAGACGCCGGGGAAATCAACGCCGAACAAGCCGCTGCAGCCGCCGCACTACTCCAACAAGCTGAACAGGCATTCAACAATGACGCTATTCAATGATGACTTGAGCGGATCCTATGGGATGCGCACCGAAAAAGTGGGTAATGAAGCGGCCCTTGCTGATTTGCTTTCACGGTTTGGCGCGGAAGGCAAAGCCAGAAACAACCCTGAACCTGAAAAGCCCACCCAAACCGCCGATGGCAACAAAGAAAAATCATTGCTTTCAACCGTTGGCGCCGTGGGTGCTGATGTCGCGCAAGGCTTAACCACTGATCTATTTGGTGCTGTGGCCACGGGTGTTCATGAAGCCGCACAAGAGACTGTGGATTTTGTGACTGAATTGGGTGACTCGCTGTTTGATGCCGATGAAGCCAAGGCTATGTTAGACAACGAAGACCTTGATCCCATTGTTCGACAAGGTTTAGAAACCGCGCTTGAGTCGCAAGGTGATCGATTGTTACTGCCTCAACTCCCTGAAGGGTTGAAACCCGATACAGTGACCGGGGGCATCATCAACGATGTATCTCAGTTTTTAACCGGGTTTTTTGGTGCTGGTAAATTTAAGGCATTGAAAGGTGCCAAGACAAAAGGCGGTCAGTTTGCACAAACAGCGGCCAAAGGTGCCGTGGCTGATGCGGTGGTTTTTGATCCCCATGAAGAACGGCTTTCTGATCTGGTTCAATCCGTGCCAGAACTACAAAACCCGGTCACTGAATTTCTTGCTGCAGATCCCAACGACACCGCCGCTGAAGGCCGATTGAAAAACGCCATTGAAGGTTCAGTGCTAGGGTTTGCCGCTGATGCGTTGTTTCTAGCTGTCAAGGCCACCCGGTCAGGATTGAAGGCAAGGCGCGCCAAACTCGATGCAGAGCGCACACCAGAGCCAGAATTTGAACCGGGCATCAGTCTTGAAGAGCTTGGGGATCCCTTGGGTGACAATGTGGGTGATCGACTACAAGCCCGGATCGATAGCGAACCAGAAGCCGTGGCGGTTGATTATGCCAAGCTGAAGGGCACCAACGGCGGCAAAGTGCTGGATGCTGACACCGCGCGTGAACTCTCCCCTGAATACCTTGCTGATCGATCTAAAGCCGCTGAAGTGCATGAAGCAGCCAGTAATTTCATTCAACGCCAATTTGATGAACTGATTGAAAAGCCACCCCGCGAAGGTGAAGAAAATCAGGTGACCTTCTTGGCCGGTGGCACGGGTGCTGGTAAATCGACCGCCAAAGATTTAGTGCCTGAAATCATCGATGAATCAAAAGTGGTGCTTGATGGCACCATGAAAAGCTACAAGAAAGCGGTGGTCAACGTACAAAAAGCGCTCGATGCTGGTAATGATGTGACCATTGTTTATGTTCACCGTGAACCAGCTGATGCGCTAGAAGGCGCCCTACACCGCGCTGAGAGACAAGCTGCAGAATTTGGCACTGGTAGAACGGTTCCCACAGAAGTCTTTGCACAGGCCCATGAGGGCGCACCAGCAACCGCTGTGAGGCTGCAGGACAAGTTCAAAGATGATCCACGCTTCACGCTGATTGTGGTCGATAACACCCACGGCGCTAATAATGCCAAGCTGGCTGACGTTGATCTTTTGCGTAATGTGAACTATACTAATCTAGCTAAGGAAGCAGATACACAACTTGAGGAGGCATTTAAAAATGGCGAAATCAGTGAAAAAACCTACCGTGGATTCAAATCAGAAAAAGCGGGAAGCGAGAAACAGGCGTTGGGCGGAAGGGTTCGTGAAAGCGCTGAACCAAGGAGCCTTAGCGAGCAACTCAGCGAAGCGCAAGCAGTCGCAGACGGAAGACTAGACCCCGCAACCATCACCAGCCCGGTTGAAGAGCCACAGACGTTCATCAACTTTGCGCGGATCGACACACCCGAAGATATACAAAACGCTATCCAGCGCTTGGCCGATGCTGACAAGACCGCTGTGGATAGTGCGCGCCGGGGCAAAATACCCCAAGCACAAACTGAGCTCAGTGCGGCCCATGTCGATGCGTGGGAAACGCTCAGTGCTCGCAGGAAAGGCGAACCGTTAAACGCTGAACAATCCGTGGCAGTTCGTCAACTATGGGCGGCAAGCGCTGACAGAACCGCACAGCTGGCCAAGACAGCGGCCACCAATCCTTCAGAAGCCAATTTGTTTGCATTTAGAAAGCAAATGGCCATTCATAACGCGATACAGCAACAAGTGATTGCGGCCAGAACAGAAACCGCACGGGCCTTGGCATCATGGAAAATACCAGCCGGGACCAATGCTGAACGCTTTCGCGGCGTCATGGATGCACTAAACAGTAATGGCGGTTCAGATTTAACCAAGGAAATGGCTGAACGTGTGGCGGCATTGGCTGACAAAGGCATGACCAGAGAGCTGGACAAGGTGACTGAAAAGCTGGCCGGTGCCAGAACTAAGGATGCCTTGGTTGAAGCGTGGATTAATGGCCTTTTGTCTGGTCCTAAAACCCATCTTGTGAACATGCTCAGCAATACCAGCGTGATGTTTCAGCAAATGGGTGAACGTGCGGTAGCTGGTCGAATGGCCGCTTTCATGGGTGATGAAGGCAGCGTGGCCATGGGTGAAGCTACGGCACAATGGCAAGGTCTGGTTTCAGCCATTCCTGATGCTTTCCGGTTTTCAGTGAAATCCTTCATCACGGGAAACAGTGGCTATGGTATGTCCAAAATTGACACCGGGCGGCCCAATGCGATTAGCTCAGAATCGCTTCAAATCCGTTCTGACTCCATGGCCGGGCGCTTTGTCGATACCTTGGCGGCGGTAGCGCCCACCCGGTTCTTGAATGCTGAAGATGAATTTTTCAAAACCTTTGGCTATCGTATGGAGCTCCACGCCCAAGCCTTGCGAACAGCCACTAAAGAAGTCAATGATGGCCAGATTCCAGCCGATCAATTGAAAGACCGCATGGCTGACATCATTGACAACCCGCCCGAAAATGTACGCATTGCCGCTGTCGATAACGCGCTTTATCAGACGTTCACCAACCCCGGTGGAAATCTCAGCAAGCGATTGATCAAGACCGCCAATGAATACCCGGCTTTTCGTGTGCTCATGCCGTTCATCAGAACCCCGGCTAACATCCTCACCTACACCTTTCACCGCACACCCTTGGCGCCGCTGTTCAGTGGCTATAAGGCTGACATTGCGGCGGGTGGTGCGCGCCGTGATATTGCCAGAGCGCGAATGGCAACCGGGACCATGATCATGTTCACCACCGCTGATCTGGCCATGAGTGGCGCGTTAACTGGACAAGGGCCAGCTGATCGCAGTGAACGCAGTGCATTGATGCGTAGTGGCTGGAAGCCATACAGCGTGAAGATGGGTGACCGTTATTTTGCCTACAATCGACTTGACCCCATTGGTATGACCATGGGTTTGGCCGCTGATATGGTGGACATCCTCAACAACCAAGACGATTTTGAAGAGGGTAAGATTTCCACTGAAGAGGCGGTGATCGCAATCGCTGCCAGTATCGGCAACAACACGATGTCGAAAACCTACTTATCAGGCTTATCTGAATTTTTTGAAGCCATGAGTGACCCCACCCGGTACAGCGACAACTACGCAAGGCGGTTGGCCAGTAGTATTATCCCCACAATTTCCGGGGAAGTGGCAAGGCAGGTCGATCCTTACATGCGCGAAACACAAACGATTGTCGAAGCGCTCATGAAGAAAACGCCGGGGCTGAGTGATAATCTACCAGTTCGCCGCAATCTATGGGGTGAACCGATCACTTATCAATCAGGGCTTGGTAAGACTTACGACACGTTCAGCCCGATCTATTCCAGCGCCATGGATCCTGAACCGATTGACGAAGAAATCATTCGCCTTGAAGCCACTGTGTTGATGCCTAAGCGAAAGACCACCATCAATGGTGTGCGCGTGAACCTGAACGATTTCAAGGGTGCCTATAGCCGTTATGTCCAACTGGCCGGTAATGAGCTGAAAAGCCCATTCAGAGGCGATCTAGGGGCAAAGGATTACTTGAACCAATTGATCACGGGCAAGCTGCCTGAATCGGCGCTGTATAATCACGCACTGACTTCGGATGGTCCCGATGGCGGCAAAGCCAACACCATCAAGAAAGTGCTGCAGGAATATCAGGAAAGTGCCAAGGCTGAACTGGTCGAAGAGTTTCCAGAGCTGGCCGCTTTCATTGAAAACGAAGTGGCTGAAACCAATGCCCAACAAATGGAAGCCTTGCAAAAGGCCGGAGGGTTGAGAATCAATGCGAGCTGATCAACTGGAAAAACTCAAAGCACTGCAAGAAGCCCAATTTGATGGGATGCTTGAAGAACTTGAAGAACCGTTAGTGGGTACGGTGGAAGGCGATAATGGCACCGCTGTATTGAAGCCCTCACAGATGATGTCCCAAACCGAACGTGGCAACCGCTACTGGCAAAAAAAGAATGTGTCGGCTTCATTGGTGGTGGCTACTAAGATCGACTTGCTACGGGCCCGGCTTGAGCGCGCTAGTTATTTGGACGCCTCACCAGTCGATGACAAAGGTGCTGAAATGTCTGATGCTAATATAGATAATGAATTTAACGCATTAGCTGCCAAGGCCCAGACACTTCATGACCAGTTCAACAAAAACCGAACGAAGCACTAGGCGCCCACCGGGCAAGGTTTCCTTTCAGGTTTTCTTTCTGATATGGGCTGAACAGGTGCTTGGCTGGATCGTGCCAGCACTTCACATGGTCATTTGTGATTTTCTTGAATACCGTGGCAAAGATGCCTTGTTGATGGTCTTTCGCGGTGCTGCAAAATCTACCATTCTCGCGGTCCACAATGCGTGGCTTTACTATTGCAACCCTGAAGAACTCATACTTCACCAAGGGGACCAAGACAAGACCGCCTTCAAAACATCCCGTGACACCCGCGAAGTCATCAAACGCCATCCACTCTGTGAAGATTTGCGGGTGGGTATGCGTGGTAGTCCTGATAACTGGTGGGTTGGTGGCCATGTCGATGAGCGAAACCCATCCATGCAAGCGGTGGGCATCACCACTTCAATCACATCATCACGGGCCACAGAAATCCAGAACGATGATATTGAAGTTCCTAAGAACATCAGAACTGAAGCCGCACGGGAATTACTACGCCACCGCCTTTCTGAACAAATCTTCATTGCTGTACCTGATACCTATTTTCTATGGGTGGGTACACCCCACACCCGCAAAAGCATCTATGACGAACAGGAAAAAGCCGGGGCCGATATGCTCAAGATCCCGTTGTTTGTGAATGAACAGCGGATTGAAGCCGACTCGAAGCAGCATATTTTTCAGACTAAGTTCAAACCTGATACGGTGTTCAAGGGCATAGGGCTTGAAGCTGAACTACTCAAAGAAGAAAAAGACTATCGGCTTGATAATGGTCAGATTGTTTTCGTTGAACCACCATCCGCCACGGTTGATTTGTATTCGGGCAACGCATGGCCGGAGCGCTTCACCCCTGATGATCTGTTACGCCGAAGAAAGAAATGTAAAACCTTCAACTATTGGGATAGCCAGTATCAGCTACACAGCCGCCCGGTGGGAGACATTCGCTTGAACCCAGACAAACTGAAGCTGTACAACTGCGAACCGATGATAGGCATAGCCAATCGCAACGTGGTGATGTATTTGGGCAATGCACAGATTGCCGGGGTTACTTGTGTGTGGGATCCAGCCAGCGGCAAAACCTACAATGACAAATCGGTATTGGGTGTCATGTATCAGGATGTTCACGGGGTGCGCTACTGGCACAAATCTGAACAGCTGCTTGGTGATCTGGCTGAATATGGACCGGATAATAAGACCATTGTGGGCGGTCAAGTCGCACAGATTTGTGATGTAGTCGAAGCGCTCAACATCCCAAGGGTCACCGTTCTTGACCGTGGCATTGGTTATTTCACGCCCACTGTTTTACGGTCAGCCTTGGCACAGCGGGAAATTAGCTGTGCTGTGGTCACCGAAACCGAACGACAAAACAAGAACCAAAAAATACTTGGCAACATTGAAGGGCCGCTGGATGCTGGCCGCCTTTGGTGTCATGTCGATTTGATTGATATGATTGAAGATCAAATGGAAACGTGGAACCCAGAAACCGAAGATCAGAAAGATGATGATCTTGATGTGTGCGCGGAGTGTATCAAGGGCCAGCCAGAGCGCGTGGCCTTGGTGACCCTAAGCGCACAAAACGAACACAATCCAAACTGGCAGCCCGACCAAGGCGCCTACGAACTTGAATCTGATTATTGAGGGCTTCAGCCATGTCATTCCCAGAGCAAACACCGTACAACGTGATCACCGCCACCGCCGGCCAAACCAGCTTTGCCTACACCTTCAAAGTCAATGCCGCTGCAGATATGGCTGTTTACATCAATGGTGTTGAACAGGGTTTTGGATTCACAGTAAACAACGTAGGCGAATTGTTAGGTGGAACGGTTGACCTTGCTATTGGCGCTGCAGCTGGTGACAAGGTGGCACTGGTTGCAAACAAAGCCATATCCCGTGTTGATTTTGACTATCAGTTTCAGGGCAGCTTTAGTTCTGATGAAGTTGATTTGGATTTCAATGCACGCATTCAACAGATGCAACAATTGAAAGTTCTGATTGATGCGTGTTTGAAAAACCTTCCGTGGTCTTCTAATGATGGGTTTGATTTAGGTGGAAAGGGATTCTTTAACCCTAAAGCCCCGGTGCTTGACGATGATTTGGCAACCAAAATATATGTGGATGCGCTGGTTGGAAACGCTATTTTTGATGATGCGCTTGCTAGTGCAGCCGCTTTAATTGGAAGAACAGGCCCGTCACTTCTTTTCTATCACCCCGGTGAAGTTGATGCGAGTGGCAATCTATTGCCTGTTGCAAGAATGCAGCCAAGAGCTAGCGGCGGGCTTGAGGCGTATAAGACGGATGGCACTTCAGAGGCGGTGCTAACGACTTCAGATTTAGATATAACCATTACCACGGGAAGCTTCACCCCAACATGGACCGGGTTTTCAACTGATCCAACGGGCGATCTTTTCTATACAAAGATTGTGAAGACAGATGCAAGCGGTAATGAGCATGGCGTGGTGACGCTGTATCAAACGGCTCTGGCTTTGCAAGGCGTTAGTAACGCCACGGGAATGACCATCACCGGCATACCTGAAGCCATAAGACCGGCACAACCAAGGAATTGCCCGATAGAAACCGAAGATAATGGCGCCTTTATTGAAAGTGTCGGTCGAATAGCGAGTAGTGGAACTATTACCTTTTTTGCAAAAGAAGTATCCGGAAGCAATATTGGGTATAACAATTCCGGCTATACAAACAGCGGTAATAAAGGCTTGCGCCGTACCAACATGACCTACCACATATAAAAAACCCCGCAATAAGCGGGGCTTGATTACAGATTACCAGCACCGTTAGTCAACCGCTAGGCTGCCAAACTCTGAACCTTCAGCGCGTGGCGGCTCTAGTGAAACATCGATCACTTCAC